ACGCCGGTCTAAATGATCATCCCTGCCCGGGAGGCACCACCACATGACCACGTACGCCGACACCCCCACCGACGCGACCCCGGCCGAGGCCCCCGACGCCGCGCAGATTCTCGGCGCGGACGCCATGCGCCGCGTGGCGGCCCTCTCGGCGGCGCGCCAGGCGCTCGCCTCGCCCGGCGGTGCGTTCGCCGGTACCAAGTTGCCCGAGGGCACGAGTGTGTTCGACCTACAGGCCGTCGCCGAGTTCGTGATCGGCTCGGACACGACCGACCTGTACGACCGGATCGAGGAGTTGGAGGGCCGCGTCACCGATCTGTCGCAGTTGCGCGACGAGGCGGTCGAGGAGGCCGAGCAGTTCGCGAAGCGATGGCGGGCGGCGGCCGACGAGGTTCGCGACCGCGAGTTCCGGATGCGCGAGCAGGCCCGCCGGATTGACGACCTGCGCACCGAGGTTCGGAAGCTCACGGCCGACCGCGACCTGTGGCACCGCTCGACCGGCCGGGCCGACGTCCGGGTGATCGAGGCCGAGAAGCGCGCGCAGGACGCCGCCGACGAGGTTCGGCGGCTGCGCGAGGAGAACGCCCGGTTGCGCACGCTGCGCGAGGAGGCCGAGCGCCGCTCGGGCAACGCGAACCGGCGCGCCGCCGACTACGCGGGGCAGGTCGACCGGCTGCGCGGCATCGTCGCGAAGTTCGAGCGGTCCGCGGCGTCCGAGGCGACCACGTCCGAGGACGTCGACAGCCTGCGGGCCCGGATCGAGGCCGCCGCCGAGCGCGCCGAGCGGGCCGAGTCGATCAATCGCACGTACCGGCAGGCGCTACGCGCGTCCCTCACCGACGACAAGTAGCCACCGACGACGCCGAGGAGGCAAGGCAATGGGCAAGCGTGGACCTGCGCAGCGCCCCACGGCGCTAAAGCTCTTGCACGGCGAGCGCGCGGACCGGATCAATCACGACGAGCCGGTCCCGCGCGAGGCGATGCCCGAGCCGCCCGCGGACGCCTCGGACGAGGTCGCCGCGGTGTTCCGCCAGGCCACCCGCGAACTCGCGGCAATGAACCTGGCGTACGCCTGCGACGCCCCGTCCCTGCTCGCCTATGCCGAGGCCGTCGTGATGCACCGGCGGGTGTCGCGAATCCTCGCGCAGCCCGGCGAGGGCGACCTTTTGATCCCGGGCGCGCTCGGCGGCATGGTCAAAAACCCGATGGTCGCGATGCAACGCGACGCCGCGCAAACTCTCCTGCGATTCGCGCAGGAATTCGGCCTCACCCCGTCGGCGCGGTCGAGCATTAAGGCAATCGAGGCTGGGCCGAATGGCGACGCGAACCCGTTCGCCGCGGGGTCCTGAACTTCCGCCTGCGGACGAACTCGAACGCCTGCGGCTGTCCCCCGAGGTCGCGCATTACCTCCTGATGCGGAACATCGCGCTCCCGACGTGTCCGCCGACGATCAAAACGCCCGAGCCGGGCGAACTCGTGCCGGATGCGGTGTTCGATCCGCGGCGCGTCGACCGGGTCCTCGACGCGTTTTCCCGGCTGCGGCACACGCAAGGGCAATGGGCGGGCCGCCCGCTCGTGCCGGATTCGTGGCAGGTCGCCTATGTGATCGCCCCGGTGTTCGGGTGGGTCCATTGGGACGAGGACGCGAACGGCTACGTCCGCATCATCACGCGCCTGTACGTGGACGTGCCCCGTAAGAACGGCAAGTCGACCCTTTCCGGCGGGCTCGCAATGTACTTGTGCGCGGCCGATGGCGAGCCGGGCGCGCAGGTCGTGACCGCGGCGACGAACGAACGCCAGGCGGGGTTCGTGTTCACGCCGATTAAGCAACTCGCCGAGAAGTCCCCGGACCTGGCCCCGTACGTGCAGGCCCGGCAAAAGCGGATCATTCACGCCGCCTCGGGGTCCTATGTCGAGGTCATCACCTCGGCCGCGGACGCGCAGCACGGCGCGAATATCCACGGCGCTGTGATCGACGAGTTGCACGTTCACAAGACGCCCGATCTCGTCGAGACGATCGAGACGGGCACGGGTTCGAGGACGCAGCCGCTAATCGTCATCATCACGACGGCGGACAGCGGCAAGCGGGACACGATTTACGACCGCAAGCGCGGCCGGGTCGAGCAGTTGGCCCGCGGTGCGCTGCGGGACCCGACGCAGTACGGCGTGATTTGGGCGGCGTCCGAGGACGACGACCCGTTCGCAGAATCGACGTGGGCGAAGGTGAACCCCGGGTACGGGGTGTCCCCGACCCGCCGCTACCTGGCCGAGGCCGCTAACGAGGCGCAGCAGTCCCCGGCGGACCTGGCGAAGTTCCTGCGCCTGCACCTCGGGCGCCGGACCAAACAGGAAACGAAGTACCTCGACCTCGACCGGTGGAACGACAACGCCGGGATGGTCGACCCCGAGGCCCTGGTCGGCCGCCGCGCGTTCGGCGGGCTCGACCTGGCCTCGACGTCCGACCTCTGCGCGCTCGCGTGGGTGTTCCCGGACCCGGACCAGGCGCAGCGGTACGACCTCCTGTTCCGCCTGTGGACGCCCGAGGCGAACCTCGAACACCTCGACAAGCGCACGGCCGGTATGGCGTCGGTGTGGGCCCGAAACGGCCTGCTCACCATCACCCCGGGCAACGTCGCGGATTACGACTACATTCGCGAGGCCGTCGCCCGAGACATGTCGGCGTTCGACGTCGCGGAAATCGCGTACGACCCGTGGAACGCGTCGCAACTCGTGAACGACCTCGTCGGCCTCGGCGCCCCGATGGTGCAGATGCGCCAGGGGTTCGCGTCCATGTCCGGGCCGACCAAGGAATTCCAACGCCTCATGCTGTCGGGCACCCCCGAATCGCCGGTGTTGCGGCACGGCGGGAACGCCGCGGTGCGCTGGCAGGTCGACAACTTCGCGGTGGCTATGGACGCCGCGGGCAATGTGAAACCCGATAAGGCGAACAGCGGCGACAAAATCGACGCCGTGGTCGCCGCGATTATGGCCCTGTCGCGGGCCGTTGCCGATCCCGGCGCGGGTCGGTCGATTTACGAGGACGACGACCTACAGGTCGTCTAACGCAACTCGGCCCCGAGTAGTGCGCCTGTGGCGTAAACCCGGGGCCGAGTGCGGGCAGGCCCCCACGTCCGCGGGCAAGGGGTCCGCACAACCAACGTACACGCCCCCCGGGATTCCCGGCCGGGGCTATTCGCCATACCCGGGGAGGGCCTAAGCGTGGTCGAACTCGTCGGCCTCCTCGTCGAGGTCGTCCTTTTGCTGGCGGCCTGCGCCGCGTTCGCGTGGTGGTCCCGCGGTCGGCGGCTCGCCTACCGGAAGCGGGTCCTCGTGAACCTGCGCGACGGCTCGGCGTTTGACGGGGTCCTGTGGTCGCGGACCGGCGCCTATCTCGTGCTGCGCAGCGCGGTCGTGATCGAGCCGGGCGGCGAGCCGACGCCGGTCAACGGCGACGTCCTGGTCGAGCGCGAGCGTGTGGCGTGGGTGCAGGCCCCGCCGTCGGTGGGGGGTCGGTAGGCCGTGGCCTTTGTCCTGAACGAAACGGGCCTGGTCGCGCTCGACAAGGCGCCCCCGGCGATGCCGCTACAGGTCGCCATCACTGACACCTACACCGAGTCGTACGCGGCCCTGTGGCGGTCACAGCCGCAATTGCGCACCGTCGTGTCGTTCCTGGCCCGCAACATCGCGCAGTTGGGATTGCAGTTTTTCCGGCGCCTCGACGACAGCGACCGCGAGCGCCTGAACCCGGCCGATCACCCGTTGCCTGCCCTGTTTCGCCGACCGAATCCGTGGACGACGACGTACCGCCTGGTCGACGCCCTCGTGAACGACCTCGGCATTTACGACAACGCCTATTGGGCCAAGGTCCGCCTACAGGGATGGGTGACCCCGGTCGGCGTGGTCCGGCTCGATCCCCGCCAGGTTGTTTTGCGAGGCGATAACGCGTGGGGCGCCGAGTTCTACCGGTTCAAGGGTAAGAACGGCGACAAGGATTTCCCGGCCGACGAGATCGTGCATTTCCGCGGGTACAACCCGACGAACGCGCGCGAGGGGTCTAGCCCGGTGGAAACGCTGCGCCGAATCCTCGCCGAGGAGTACCAGGCGGGCCAATACCGCGAACAGTTGTGGCGCAACGGTGCCCGCATGTCCGGGTTCCTCACGCGGCCGGTCGAGGCGCCCCGCTGGTCCGCCGAGGCGCGCAGCCGCTTTAGCGCGGCGTGGCGGTCGCAGTGGACCGGTGACGGCTCGCAGGCGGGCGGCACCCCCCTCCTAGAGGAGGGGATGGGATTCACGCCGACCGCGGTCACGCCCGAGCAGGCGCAGTACCTAGAGGCGCGGAAGTTGACCCGCGAGGAAGTCGCAGCGGCCTACCACATCCCGTTGCCGATGGTCGGCATTCTCGACCACGCCACGTTTAGCAATATCACCGAGCAGCACAAGAATTTGTATCAGGACACGCTAGGCCCTTGGCTGCAAATGATTGTGCAGGAACTCGATTTGCAGTTGTTCCCCGACTTCCCCGACTCGGACGACATTTACGCCGAGTTCAATTTGAACGAAAAGATGCGCGGTTCGTTCGAGGAACAGGCCGCGCAGTTGCAGACGTCCGTAGGCGCCCCGTGGGTCACCCGTAATGAGGCACGAGCACGAATGAATTTGCCCGCGGTCGAGGGCGGCGACGAACTCGTCACGCCGCTAAACGTTCTGATCGGCGGCCAAGCATCCCCCACGGATTCCGCGCCGGACCAGCAGGACGACAACCCGCCCGCCCCGGCCGATGACGCCGAGGAATCCGACGAGGAATCGACCGGTCAGGAGGCCGAGGAGTGAAGGTTAAGACCTGCCCGGCGAAGGTTAAGGCGGCGGGCGAGCAGGACGGCACCGACGACGGCGTTTTCGAGGCCATCGTCGCCACGTACGACCTCGATTCGTACGGCGACAAGATTGTGCCCGGCGCATTCGCCGACACGCTAAAGGACTGGCAGGCGTCCGGGGACCCGATCCCGGTCCTGTGGTCGCACAATTCGTTCGACCCCGACTGTCATATCGGGGTTGTCGAGGAGGCCGAGGAACGAAAGGGCGTCGGCCTGTGGGTGAAGGCCCGCCTCGACCTCGACTCGCCTAAGGCGGCGCAGGTCTATCGACTCCTAAAGGGTCGTCGAGTCACGCAGTTTTCTTTTGCGTACGACGTCCTCGACGGCGGGTTCGTCGAGCAGAAGGACGGCGACACCGGACAGGATGAGTCGTATTACGAACTGCGCAAGCTGAAGCTGTTCGAGGTCGGCCCGTGCCTGATCGGTGCGAATCAGCAGACCGAACTACTCGACGTGAAGTCGGGCGAACTGGCGCTGTCCGCCGAGACTATCGCGAAGTTGGCCGAGGCCATCGCGAAGAACGCTCCCGCACCGACCGTGACCGTCACCGGCTCCCCGATCGGTACCCGCTATTTCTGGTCGTCGACCTCGACGACCCCGCAGATTTCCGGAGGCCAGCCGCCCGCCAAGGTGGGTCGCACGCTTTCCGCGAAGAATCAGGACGACCTTGTCATCGCCCGCGACGCGCTTAACCGCGTGCTCGACACGGCCAATGACGCGCCGTCCGATGACGACGCAAAGCGCCGCCAGGACACCGAGCCCGTCGAGTCGCCCGCCGCCAAGGCCAGCGACCGGCCCGCCGACCCGGACGGTTCCCGCAAGCGTCGAAATTCCACTCTCGAACGCCTTGCGCTCGACGCGATGGCGCTCGATATCGACGACTAAAGGACCCGTGATATGAACGCACGAATTAAGGCGCTTGCGGACGAGTTCCGCGCGCACCTCGCCAAGGCGCAGGAGATCGCCGAGGCGGCCGAGAAGGACGGCGACCGGGATTTCACCCCCGACGAGCAGGCGCAGGTGAAGCAGTACGTCGAGAAGGCGCAGGAGGTTAAGAAGCGCCTCGACGCCGCGAAGGCCGACGGTGCGATCCGCTCGGCTATCGCCGACCTCGGCGACGGTGTCGGCCTGGCCGACGACGACGAGGACGCCGACGGTCGCCGCAAGGCCGCCGCCAAGTCCGGTCTGTGGACCCCCGGCAAGGGCGCCAAGTCCCTCGGTAAGCACTTCACCGAGTCCCCGCAGTTCAAGGCGCTGTTGGACCAGCAGGGCCCCGGCGGGTTCGCGAAGGCGCAGCGCGTCCGTACCGACCCGGTCGGCTATAAGGCCCTCGTCACCTCCGGTGGCGAGAACTCGGCCGACGTCCTGGTCAACCCCGATCAGCGGGGCCTGTTGGTCGGTCAGGAGTTGTTCTATCGGCCGCTCACCCTGCGGTCGCTCGTGACCAACGGTACGACCACCTCGGACCAGATCGAGTACGCGCGGATCACCGGTTGGACGAACAACGCCGCACCGGTGCCCGAGGCGACCTCCGCTGCCGCGGGCGCGACCGTCGTCGCCGGTGGCTATAAGCCCGAGTCCGGTTTCTCGACCGCGCGCGTGACGACCCCGGTCCGCACGATCGCGCATTGGATGCCGATTACCAAGCGGGCGCTTTCCGACGCCGCACAGGTCCGGACGATCATCGACAACTTCCTTTCTCAGGGCCTAGAGGAGGAGTTGGAGGATCAGATGATCGCCGGTGATGGCACCGGCGAGAATTTCGAGGGCCTGAACAGCGTCTCGGGTACGCAGTCGCAGACCGCGGTTGCCGACCCGGCGGGCCGCCCGGCCGGTTTCGGGAACCTCCTCGCCATCCGCCGCGCAAAGACGAAGGTTCGCCTCGTCGGCCGCTCGGTGGCGAACGGTGTCGCCATTCACCCGAACGACCTCGAAACCCTCGACGAGGTCGCGACCAGCACCGACCAGTTCTATTTCGGTGGCCCCTCGGGCTCAAACAACACGAACCCGCTGTGGGGTATGTCGGTGATCGAGTCCGAGGCCGTTCCGGAGGGTTCGGCGTGGGTCGGCGACTGGCGCAAGGCCATTCTGTGGGACCGCGAGCAGGCGTCGATTGTCGCGACCGACACGCACGCCGATTTCTTTGTTCGGAACCTCGTCGCCATCCTGGCCGAGATGCGCGCGGCGTTCGGCGTCATTCAGCCGTCCGCGTTCGTCAAGGTCGCGCTGAACGCGTAATCCCATGCTCGTGACCAGCCGCCCGCGGTGCCCTATGTGCGGCACCGCTAACCACGCCTGCGCCGCGGACCCGCGGGCGGCTGGTCGGGATTTCAACCCGCTTGACCCACAGGAGGCCGTTGTGAGCGGACAGCCCTTGGCCCTTTACGACGTCGTCGTGAACGGCCACAAGACGCAGATGAACCTTTCCGAGGCCGAGGCCGAGCGATTGGGCGCGACCCGGGTCGGCGAGGACGCCCCGGCGACCAAGGTCGCGAAGGCGCCGCGCAATAAGGCGCGCACGGCCGAGGGCGACAAGGCCGAGTAAGCGCCGTGGCCCTGCCGACGCAACTCGCGAGCCTGGCCGACCTAGAGGCGGCCACCGGCCGAACCTTCGCCGACGTCGAGCGCGCCGAGCGGGCACTCGACGCCGCGACGGCGCTCGCCCGCGGGTACTGCGGGTGGCCCGTGTCGGCATTCGACCACCGCGAGGAGTGGATCGACACCGACGAGGGCGGGGCCGCCCTGGTCCTGCCGTGCGTGGCCGTCACCGCGGTACACGAGGCCACACAGAACGGCGCCCCGGTGTCGTTCGAGGGGTTCACCCGCAACGGCGTCGTGTGGGGCACCTGGCCCCGCCGCAGCACCGTGCGCGTCGTGTACTCGGGCGGCCTCGACCCCGTCCCTGCCGCCGTGGTCGCCGCGGTCTGCTCGATCGCGCTGCGCGTCCTGAACGCCCCCGTCGACCCCGACGGGGACGCCCCAGAACTCGCGTCCGAGACGATCGGGCCGGTGTCGTGGACCTACCACGACCGCGACCCCGCCTCGACCACGCCGGAACTCACGGCAACCGAGCGCCTGGCGCTCGACCCGTACCGGCTCGAAACCGCGTTCATGTCGGCGGCACTGTGATCGGCGCCAGCCGACGACGCCTGCCCTACGCCGAGCGCCTGGTCGTCGTCCGTCCCCCGGACCGCGACGACTACGGCGACCCGTTGCCCGGCTCGGCGTACCGGTCCCCGCTCGACGAATGCGTCGTGACGGCCAAGTCGTCGAACGAACTCACCGACCAGCGGGACACGGTCGTGACGCAGATGGACGTGTACGCCCCCCTCGGGGCCGACGTCGTCCCGACCGACCTCGTCGAGCGCGAGGACGGCACCACATGGCAGGTGCAGGGCGCCCCCGCGGTCTGGCGCTCCCCGGTATCGGGGCGCGGCTGCACACATTTCGTAATCGAGAGGGTGACCGGGTGATGGCCGAAAGGTCTAAGTACACCCCGAACCGCTCGGGCATCGGAAAGCTATTGCGGTCCCCGCAGATGCGGAAGGCCATCACCACCGTTGCCGAGCGCGGGGCCCGCCTCGCGCGGGCACAAATGCCCAAGGAAACCGGCCGCCTGGCCTCGTCGATCACCGTCGAGCAGTCCACCGTGACCGTCGGCGGGTCAAAGCGCGTTTGCGCGTCGATCGTGGCGAGCGCGGACTACTCGGCCGCCGTCGAGTTCGGCAACGCCCGGAACTCGCGCGGCGCTCACGTCATGGGCGCGGTCGCCTCGTCTATGGCGCCGGGGGGTCGCCTCATATGACGGACGACCTCATTCCGTTCCCCGACGCCGAGGTCGTGTGCAAGGCACTCCTCGACGGCGTGATCCTCGTGGACGGCACACCCGCCCGTGTCGTCACCGAAACCCCGGCGAAGTTCACCCCGCCCCTTATCGAGGTGCAGCGGTTGCCGGGCCTCGGCGCGAACGACGGCCTCACCGACTTTCCGCACTTGCAGGTCGCGTGTTTCGCGTCGACCCGAGCGGACGCGTGGGCGATGGCCCGCCACGTCGAGGCCGTCATTCTGGCGTCCGGCCGCGCGCTGGTCCTCATGCCCGATGGCACCTCGCAGTTGATCGACAAAACCGAGTCGGTGAACAGCCCGGACCAGCGCGCATACGAGGACCAGGAGAAGCGGCGCGTCGTCGCCACCTATCGGTTCGCGATGCGCCGCCCGGTCATCCGAGCCGCCTAACCCTGCCCTTTCACGTCGCCCGAAACAGCGGGCGAGGGCGCGTCAATTCGCGCCGCGGGTAGAGCGGGCCGCCCCGTTCGATCCGCTTTATCCGTTCCGCGACTCTGTAACGGAGGAATTCGTGACTAGCCCGACCCCGACCACGTACGACGCAATTAAGAATTTGCAGTCGTCGCTTATCCGTAAGGCCCTCGCGGGTTCGGTGTTCATCGCACCGGCCGACGCGACGGCCCCGACCACCCTCACGACCGGCTCGGGCAGCGGCCTTACCCCGCTTCCCACGGGTTACGAGGACATCGGTTACGTGACCAAGGATGACGGTTTGTCCTGGTCGCGCGACACCGAGGTATCCGAGGTCACCTCGTGGGGTTCGGTCGAGCCGACCCGGCGCGACATCAACTCGGACGTGACCAACCTGGCCTTCACCGCGCAGGAGACCAAGAAGGCGACGTTGCAGCTCTATTACAACGTGGACCTTGACGCGGTCACCCCCGACGCGACCACCGGTGAGGTTTCGTTCGCGCAGCCGACCCGCCCGTCGACCCGGTACATGCGCGTTTTCGCGCTGTTCGTGGACGGCTCGGGCGATGACGCGATTTACGTCGCGCGGTTCCTGCCTAAGGCGATGCTTTCCGAGGTCGACGACCAGGCATGGACCGACGGCGACGACCCGGTCGTTTACAACTGCACCTTGGCTGCCACGCCGGACGAGACCTTGGGGTACTCGGTCCGGCATTTCTTCGGTGGTCCCGGGTGGAAGTCCCGCCTCGACGACATGGGTTTCGCGGCCTAAGTCGGCCCGCATTCGTGAGCGGGGCCGGGGTTTCTCCCGGGCAGGGTTGACCGGCCCCGCTCACACC